AAATGCTTCTTTCATTATCTGAATGGCAGCATTTCGTTTCTTGTTGTTCTTTGCTACTGACTGCTTTACGATCTCTCTAACGAGTGCTTCATAAATAAAAGCAGTGTTTCTTTTCTTGTTGTGCTTGCCCATTTAGTTTTGCTCCAAGTCTTTAAAAATTTCTTTTAGTTCTTCTTTAACTTCGAAGATTTGTTTCTCTTCCTCTTCGTAATTAGTTGCTTTGTTCTCAAAAATGCCCTTACTCATTGACTTGAAAGAATCAAGACCTAGCATTGTCTTTGCGTCTTTTGATAGGTTCATTCTTATTTGTCTGTCTGGCATTCTTGATATCTCGTGTGAATGGTCGGCACGGTAGGAACGCTTACGTGCTCCTTCTGGTCGTTTATCTGTAGCAACTGGCTTATACATTTTACCTTTTGACTTTGTAGTTGTAGTCTCACCAGTTTTCTTATTTGTTATTTTATAACTTGGACTGTCGTCTCGTTTACCTGCTGGTTCCCCTCCAGGCTCTGCGAGTAGGGTAGTCTCTTCTTCAGCGGCTGGCTCTTCCGCTGGCTCTTCACCACCCAACTCTTCTCCACCCAGTTCATCACCGAGGTCTAGACCGCCTTCTTCACCGCCCAAGTCTCCACCGCCTAGTTCGCCAAGGGCTCCACCAGCAGCAGACTCTGATGCGGCTTCTTCTGCGACTTGCTCTAGGGCAGTAGCTATTTGCCTATCATAGAAAATTTCTCTTTGGTTGCGTAGGAACTCATCTTCTGAAACATCGAAAATGTTTTCAGCAATCCAACGTTTTGAGAAATAACCCTCGGTTGCTGACGAAGCAACCTGGAACTTCGTGTTCCAAGTTTCAAGCTCTTGTAGCTCGGAAATCTTTGAAGGGTTGTTAAGTTTTAGCTTAAAGTTTATTAAGTCGTCTCCACGATATCCAAGAACGTAAAGATGAATAGTCGCAATCTTCTCCAACTCTGAGATAATAGAACGCTGAAGTCTTTGGACTGTACGAGCAAAACGAATATCTTTTTGCGCTAGGGCACCTTTCTCTTCTTCTCCACCTTCACCTCTAATGAGATAAGACTGTGGTATTTTAAGAGCAGAGAACATTTTGTCTCGCATGTATTTAACATCATCAATATCGCCTGTGAACTGACCACCTGGGAGTGATTGGATTTCAGTTTTTACTCCACCACGGACAGGAATAAAATAATCTTCCTCAACAGACATAGGGTTGTAGCGAAGGTCAACTCTACCTGTGTCTGGGTCAACAACTTGGTTTCTCTTCATAGAAGTAATGAAACGTTGCATAAAGTTCTCTACGTCTTGTGCTGGAATGTTTCCAACGTCAACATAAAATACTTTTCTCTCTGGCGAGCGGACAATACGATAAGCCATCATAGAGTCCTCAAGAAGAGTTAACTGTCTCCAGATACGACGGGCAGGGTCAAGAACTGAAGTTCCATAAGGAGCAAACTTATCGTTTCCTAGAATACGGAAATGAGCAACCTGCCAGTTCTCGAAAGTAACACCAGCACTGTTCCACTGAAACTGGACATAGTTTGGGTTTTGTTTATCTTCACCCTCAAGTCTTTCTATATCACGAGAAGGAAGACCAATAACATTCTTGACGCCAAGGCTTGAGTCGATGTCCATATAAAGATAGAAGTCACCGTATTTACACATTGTTCTCGCCCAACCGAAAAGGTTGAACTCAATGTTTAGAACTTTGTAGTAAAGTGTTTCTAGGATATGTTTGATTTCTTCGTCGTGGCACTGGATCTTTAACATTCTGTTGTAGACATTAAATGTAGTCATCTCATCTGCGAAGATATCCAAAGCAGAAGCCAACTCTGGTGTGTACTCCATTTGGTCAAAGTCGGCATAGCGAACGAGACGGCTTTGAGTGCTCATGTTATAGTTTGAGAAGTTGTCTAAGGGATTGTAACCAGTTCTTTCAAACTTTTGACCAGCAACGTCTTTGAATGACTGGGCATACTTGTCTAGTCTTCTGCGACGAAGTTGTCTTGTGTTTTGTGTCCTGTAGTTAATAATAGGACCAGAAAACAAACGAGTTAGTCTTTTGAATAGAGGTGAGTCGGTGTTTTTGGTGTTTTCGTTTCCTGCCATTGTTTATCCCTTAAATATCCAAGAAAATTGTTTTCTTAATCGTTGTTGCTCTTCGAAACTTTCTCGTAAAGAGGCTTTGTATTGACCGGGGGCTCTTGTGTCTAGGTTTGTCCTAGAAGTTGTTATACTGTTTAAGAAGGCTTTTTTGTATTCTACGTCTCGTTGGTTTTCTACAATAGCCGTGTCTCTCACCCAACAACCAATAGCAGCAGCCATAACCAAGTCGTCGTTATAACCACGCTGTGCTTCCGGTCTTCCATTTTTCCAAATAAAGGTGTCTAACTCATTTGCTAAACGTTTAGAATAAATAGTCAAAACTTTGTTTCTTATGAATTCTTCAAACTTTGCTATTATTAGAGGTCTTGTTTTGAGAGACGTAGTGAAACCAGGGATAACAGATGAATCCCCCAGAGCAGCGTGTTGTTCCACATACTCGTGAGAACCTTTCTTGCTATGGTAAACATTTTTATATCCCTTTTCTAATAACTTTTCTAGGACGTGAAAACCAACGTTGTTGTTTTCTACGACTAGCATTGCTTCTTTATATTCTAACCCAGTTGTGTAAAGTATTTCAGCGAAAAGGTCTGAGGTTGGTTTGCCTTTATATTCTGCGACTATCTCCATAGTTTGAAGTTTAAAGACGTGGAAAGTGCTTGAGTCGGCACCGTCACCACGAGCAACGTCAGCAACTAATAGGTAACTGTGTCCTTCCTGTGCTTCTTCCCATATCCAGGTGTTTCTATCAAAACCTACTTTGTATTTTGCTTCTGCTAGGTTTTCTTTTATTCTCATAATGTCGTCTGGGTGGATAACTGTATCACCAGAAGTATTGAAGTTACACTCATACTCCTGTGCTATTTGGCGACGAGACATGTTTTTGGTTTCTGTTTTAAACCACTCTTCGTCTCTATCAGGGTGAACGTCCCAAGGTAGGTTAACTGGAAGGAACTCGTTCTCTCCGCTTTCTGCTCCAACATAAGTCTCGTGGAACCAATCACCAACACCGTTTGGAGTTGAGATAGCGATACAACGACCACCAGTAGAAATGGTAGGATAAAGACCGGTCCAGAGTTCGTCTAGTCCGTCGATGTGTGCCGCCTCGTCAATAACGAGTAGAGAAAGGGCTTCTGAACGACCAGCGTCTCCTGATGTGGATGACGCTTTGACTTGACTGCCGTTTGTAAGTTCGATGCTGTTTTTGTTATCGACGTTGAAGTCTGCTATCTTCAACCAAGGAGGTAAGTTCTTCAGAATAGTTTTTACTTTCTTTACCAAGTTTGCTGCTGTTTGTAGCTTTGTCGCAACAATAAGAACGTTTTTATCTCGGTGAAACAGAACCAACCAAGCAACATAAGCAGCAGTAATGGTAGAGATACCTAACTGACGGGCTTTTAGAACGACGATAAACCTGTGGAGTGCTAGGTCGTCTACTAGGTCTGCCTGGAAGTCGAAGGTCTTGAATGGAATAAGACCTTTGCCTGGGTGTGGAATTTTACAGTAGGTGTTGATAAAGTAAACGGGTTTCTTGCCGGACTTGACAACTTCCTTTACTATCTTTTCTTTTGTTAGTTGGTAAGCCATTAATCATTTTTTGGTCTGGTTACGTTTTGGGGCTTCTTGTCTGTTGATTGCTCAAGAAACTTACGGAAGTTATCCTCTAGACGGTCTGTTGAAGGCTCTCCAACCGGGAGAACGTCTGCTAGACCACCGACTGTGTAAACCTTGGAGCATTGAATCCAAGTTCTAATTCTTGACATGTTTTGTAGCAACATATCGCAAGGACCATCGTCAGTGAGGGATAGGGTCTCTCCTGTGATGTTCTTGTATTCTTTCTTTAAAAACTTTGAGATATCAGCAAAAGTTTGCTCCATTTCCTCTTCTAGTTTGGTGTTGTGGAATGAGGACATTGGCATTTCTGACTGATAAGAAACAATAAGCTTTGGTCCGCTCATACGAACTTTGAAACCATCCATTACTCTAGAATCAGTAATAGCGCAGCCATTCTCTCTTTTAAGTCCAATCTTGTCGTCTTTTCCGTCTTCTCTGAAACGGGCGTCGTGTGAACCGTCGTAAGCATTTGCTGCTGCTTGGTTGATTCCTTTAACAATGTCGTAAACTGTAGCCATTAATTTTGCTCCTTATCAGGTCGCCAGCCTTCTAACCATCTTTCTTCTCTACCTTCTACCCACTGAATGTAGCACCCTTGGCAACATTCAAATTTGTTCATGTAGAGATCATCTCTACCAGAGAAAGAATAAGTTTCGCAAACCGGGCAAACTCTATTTATTTCTTTATTAATTAGGTTTCTAGTGATGAAAAAGCCGTCTTCATTTATTTTGTCGTCTTCTTGCCTGGATTCTTCTGAATAAAACTCTTTTAAATCTTCCAGATATTGTTTTTCTTTATCGTCATCCCAGCCTGATTTTGGGTTCACGATAGACTCTTGTCCAAACTTTTTGGACATTGCTTTTTCTACTTTTGCGATTTGATTTAGATCTTTCTTCATTTATAACCCTACAGAAATAATAACTATTGTAGCATTATAATAAGTAGTTTTTAATAAAAAAGGGAGGATCAAAAGACCCTCCCCCAGAGAACTTAGGTTAGAAGTAAAAGATTACTTGTTCTCTAGCTTCTTCTGAAGTGAAGCGATTTGAGCAGATTGCTCTTGGATAGCTGAAACGAGGATAGCAGATAGACGACCGTAGTCAACACCGAATAGACCCTCTTCTGAACCGTGAACGGCTTGTGGAACAACTTGCTTAAGCTCTTGCGCCATGAAACCGAAGTCACGTGAACCGTCCTTCTTCCAAGTGAAGTTAACAGCACGGAGTGAGTTGATTGTCTCAAGACCGTTGTCGATAACAGCAACGTCAGTCTTGAGGCGTTCGTCGGAGTAAGTTACGAAAGCAGCAGCACGAATCTTGTTCTTCTGGTTTGAACCTTCAGCAACGTCGATTGCGAACTCGCTGTCTGCGTCACCACCAAGCTGTAGCCAGTAGTCACCGTTTGAGTCTTGGAACTTGAGGCGATTCTCATCAGCGCTCCACATCATTGACTCGTTAGCAGTTGCACCATACATAACAACGTTTACACCAGAACCATCAGCACCGAATGCTGTAGCGCCGTCCATGTGGATACCTGAAGCAGCACCAGCAATCTTAAGCTGACCGGCAGCAGAAGCGAACTCGATGCTTGCGTCGTCGTCATCACCGAAGTAAATTTGCTTGTCGTCAGCCATAAGGACAACATCAAGCATCTGAACCTCTTTGTGCATAGTCATAAGTTCAGCACTATCAGTAGTGTCGAAAGTCATGTATGCGTTTGCACCTTCCTTGATCTCAAGAGCAGTAGCACTGTTGTCTGAGAGTAAGAGGTCGAAGTCAGTTGCAGCAGCGCTTAGGCTGTCTACATTTACATCACCAGCATCAGAGAGGTCGCCACCCTGAAGGTCAAGTGAAGTAGCAGCTAGTGCTGTGAAGTCACCAGCAGCAGCAGAGTTAGCACCAATAACAGTTCCGTCGATAGCACCGCTGTCAACGTTGATGTTGGTGATAGCTTGGCTGTTTGCGTCAAGAGCAGCACCGAGAGTATCAGCACGTAGCTCGTCAACGTAAGCAACACCGTCGAGGTAAAGGTCTTTCCACTCTTGACCAGCAGCACCAAGGTCACGAGCGTCGTCGGACTCTGGGAGTAGGTCTGTGTGGATCTCAACACCGTCAGCCATAAATGTAGCAGCAGCGGCTGAACCGATAGCAACCTCAAGGGCAGAATCAGCGTCAGACCAAACTACACTTGCGTGACCGTCGTCGTTAGCGCCACCACCGATCTGGAAACCACCACCGTCAGCAGCAGCAGAAGAAGCGGATAGAGCAGAAACAATCTTCTTGTCTGAAACCTCAAGAGTTGTTGCAGTTTCAGTTACACTGTTAATAGTTGTAACGTCAAGAGTTCCGATCTTAGCGTATGAAGCTGTGAACTGTGAAGTGCTAAGGCTGTTGATGCCGCTAGCGTCAAGGCTTGCGTCGAGGACGAGAGCCTTGTTTGCAGCAGCAGTACCATCGGTAATGCCATCAAGCTTCTCTAAGTCAGTCTCATCAAGGTCAGCGGAACCAATGACAAATGAAGTTCCAGCCTCAACAGCGCCAGTAGCTGTTACGTTACGGAAACCAGAAACGTCAAGGTTAGCATCTGCGACAACTGCCTTGCTTGCTGCGACGGTACCGTTGGTAACGTCGTCAAGCTTTTCAAGGTCAGTTTCGTCGAGGTCAGCTGAACCGATGATGAATGAAGAACCAGCAGTTACGGAACCGCCGAATGAACCAGCGCCGTCGAAAGCTGCAGCACCAGCGAATGTTGCATCGCCTGAACCGCTGAAGGTGCGACCGCTTAGGTCACGAAGACCAGAAGCATCTTTGTTTGCGTCAAGGACGAGAGCCTTGTTAGCTGCCGCAGCACCGTTGGTGATGTCGTCAAGCTTCTCAAGGTCTTCCTCTGACATTTCTGCTGAACCGATAACGAAAGCGCTACCAGCTTCAACGTCGCCAGTTGCGATGAGGTGACGGAAGCCGTCAGCATCGAGGTTGGCGTCAACTACGACTGCTTTGTTAGCAGCAACGGTACCGTTGGTGATACCGTCTAGCTTTTCGAGGTCGGTCTCATCGAGATCAGCAGCGCCAATGACGAATGATGAACCAGCTTCTACTTTGCCTGGGGTTTGCATACCTACGTTGAGGTGTACGATCTCAGCGCCTGCAGCGCCGGAAAGGTAGATTGAACCAGAGTTCTCTGGTGCAGCATCTGTGTATGACTGTAAGTCAATATACTTACCATACTCAGTTGCGGAAATAGGACTAGACATATTTTAATTTCCTCCATAAAAGTCTATACAGACCGGAGGCAAATAGCCCCCGGTCGTAAGATAAGTAGACTTCTAGGAGAGTTCAGTCCCTTGTTTTAAAGACTTTATTTCGTCTTTTAAATTATCTATTTGTTTTTGTTGAGATTTAATTCCTTCGAGTAAAATTGGAATTATTCTGGTGTAATCCATGCTTAACGCTCGTGGCGTTTCTTGAGTGTTGTTATTGTCCCATTCTACGATAATAGGTAGTTCTTTGCCTACCTCTTCGGCAATAAATCCGTAATCTTTTTGATCGTTCTTCTTCCACGTAAATGTGACACCACGGAGGTTTTGAATGGTTTCTATAGGTTTTTCAATGACTTCCACGTCTGTCTTAAATCTTTGCGAAGAATAGGTCATATAAGCATTTGCTTTAATTCTTCCGCTTTCATCTGCGTTATCTGGTAGGGTAATAGCGTGAGTTATGCTATCGTCTGACACTCCAACCCCCATTTTTTGGTCTACATAGACTGAAGACCCGGAAAGAGCAATTCCTTTAGAAGAACCGGAAATAACAAGGTGATCGTTCCCCTCTTCATTGTAACTTATGTAAGCATCATTGTCAGTACCAAATCTTAGTTTGGTGTCATCTGCGATGTTTAAGTTTTCATCATCCCATGTGAAGTTAGCAATAGAACCTAATTGACCACCATTATTGAACTGTACTTCATCGTCGTTACCGGTAATCTTAACGAAGCCTTGATTGGCTATAACAGAATCAAGACGTTTGCTAGATGCTCCTCTCCTTCTTCTGTTTCTTCTTCTAACCATTACTTATTCACTCCTGCGTCCACCGCAAAAACTACAGCTAGGGTTAGACCTATGCCTGCTAAAACTCCACCGACAGCCCACCAAGTTGAGTAATCTTCTTTTCCTGCTGCTATTTCTGTTAATCTTTCTATTTCTTTGTCTTTGAGGTTTATTAGTGTCGTGTGTTTTTCTTGTAGGGCGTCGAGGGATGCTTTCTGTGTTTCTATCTTTAAGTTTAGTTTTGCTCTTTCTTTTCCTAACTCATATTCTAACTTAAGTTTCCATTGGTCCTCAAAGTATTTCTTGTCTGTGAATATTCTTGCTGCTGAGACATTATCAAGTAAAACACCTGAATAGGGTGCTTTTTGTCCTTTCATTAGTCCAGTTATTTTGC